TCATTTCAATAGATAATAATTTTGAAAGCGCTTTCTAACACCGTTATTTATACCATGTGTTATGTTTTTCGACAAACCGCCTAAATGCTTACCAAATATGAATAGGACGATAAACAATATACAAGCATCATACCTGACACATACGTTAATCGATTTTACTTTATTTGACTTGTGATACATTTCACACATTGTGAATGAACTATGCACAAAAATTGATTAACATAACCGTAATATTGAACCAACAAAAAAGACAGCATCACGACCTAAATCGTAATGCTGTCTTTTAACAGTCTATTAAACTGATTTCAAATCTTAGTTAAGTAATAAATTACTTAGCGATAATATACACCTCCTAAACTGACAAATCTCACCCAAATATCGGGCATAAAACACCTTGTTTTGGCTATATATGTGCGATATATGCCCGCGAATTATTGGCGAGTGACCAAAGAGTGACCAAAGTGACCACAATAAAAAGCCCGTCCAGATTAAGTACATCGTACCTAGTGCAGACGGGCTTAATTTATTTGCTATTTTTTCTAATAGCTAGTTTAGCAATTCACGCCACAATTCCTTACTAATAATGTGTCTTGAGGGGCTTTTTGAAGTTTGAATCAGAATATCTTCGTTAGTCAGTTTTTTAATTTCTTTTTGTATATTCGCAACTGAAATTTTATCTTGATTTATGATATGCACTATTTCGCGATCTTCAATTGCTGTTGAGTCAACGATGTTAAACAATTGAGATTGAGCAATCATATACAATATAGTTTTACCTAAACTAGAAAAACTAGAATTTTCATTTAGATTCCTGTCTATTATATCTAATTTTTCTTTTTTACCTATTAAGTCCTGAATTACATCTTCTTGTCCAGAAACGATAATATCCAACATATCTTCTAAGAAAATCGTTAAATCGGCTCTATTAAACATATTACCAGCTTGTTTAAAAGTACGATAATACTTACTATTATGCTGTCTTATTGCTGTTGCAATTGATAATCCAGAAAACTTATCTACCTTTGAAGAAATATATGATGAGAGTAAATATCTTCCCGTTCTACCATTACCGTCATAAAAAGGGTGTGTATTTTCAAACATAAAATGCGTTACCAATGACTTTAAAACCGGATCGATGTCATGAGAATTCATAAAATCCATTAGATTAGTTAAAGCAACCAATATATCTTTCTCATTAGTAGGAGGTACGTGCACTGTTTCTGACTCAGAACCAATACGTACGAATCCATTTCTGAAATACTTACCATCCGGCTTGTATTGATCTAAAATTTCTCCTTCTAACAATTCATCATAAATATCTCTAAAATCTTTGAGTTCTAAGATTTTTTTTGACTTTTGACTTATAGTATCGATATACATATTTACTGTTGAAGAAAGCCTTTTACTTCTGCTTATTTTTTTATTATTTCCTACTATTGTTCCAATTTCTTCACGATCAGTTACCACCCCTTCAATTTCATTAGTAAAGTGAATTTCATTTATTAATAATGTGTTGATGAAACTATCTTTAGCTACACCCGGTAGTATTTGCCCTAAATTGACTATCAATTTCGAATTTCTATAAATTTTTGAGATTAGCTCATTGATTTTTGTCGTTTCAACAAAGAATATCGGATCAACATTACTTGATGCTCCGTCTTCATCCATGAGTTTTGGTCTCAGTTGAGTAACTATTGTGGAATACCCATTAATACGTTGCTTATACTCTCTGTCTGCAATCGCTTTGTGAGGTAATGACTTATCTTCAACGGTATAAACAAATTGCTTTAGCAACTTATATTTTGACATAACATACTCCTCCTTGTTTAAATCTATTTTTTAAATATTATCACATATACGCCTTGTTTAAAAATTAAAAAACGTCATTTTTTCAATTTTCAAACAAATATTTTGTATACAAAACAAAAAAATCCCGCCAGACAAGGAAGTTAATCCAAGTCCAGCGGGCTTATTTTATACATGGGCCAACTTGCGCATCAGTTTCAATTTCGCAAGTTGGTCCAATTTAAAACTAGTTAGCGAATGCAGCCTTCAACCAAACTGATTCGCCATTCATCTCTACTTCAATTGATGATCCGACACGTTGTAGTACCTTGTACTTACCATTCAAAGTGAAGTATTCCGGAACTCCGTTGTTACCAAGGCCGTTTTGGTCTGCCAATGGGTTACCATGACGGTCGGTCAACGTTACTGATACAGCCGGCATATCGTTGTGATAATCTGCTACTGGAATAGCCATGTCATTGTTTCGAACGTACACACCACCCAACTCGTATTTCCAGCTATCTAGTACGAATACACCGTTAAACTCTGCCGAGTCATCTTGCGTGTCAGCGTCTAAGATTTCGACATTCTTTTTGTTTACCCATGAGTAAATATCATCAAGCAACACGCGGTCACCATCAACTTCTAGTACTTTGTGTGGCACACCCTTAATGAAATCTGGGATAGTTTCACCAGTCGCATAGTGTGTAGCGCTGAAGTTAACCTTTACGGTCATTCCCGCTGCAATATCTGACTTCGGAGTGTTGTCGGCTTCCTTACCGGCATTCACAGCTGGCGTGTCCGTGTTTGGCTTGCTAGGATTACCGTTCTTGTAACCATTATCAGTAACGCCGCTCAAATCAACGTTACCGTCCAACCCACCAGCAACATAAGTCGATGTGAATTGAAACAGTCCAACGTTATCAAACGATGGGAAATAGTTGTAATTAGGCTCTGGCGTAACTTCATAGTTTGGATATTCAGCAAGCCAAATCTCGTATGAATTGGCGATACGTTGCAAGTCTGTAGATGCTTGCAAGTAGTTCTTGTACCCATAAACCATTGGCGTGTAACCAGCGTCCTTAATGCGTTGCAAGGCGTGCATGATTACGTCAGTGTTTTGTCCACCGCTCTCAACGTCAAGTGCGACAATCGACCCCTTTGGCGTTTGAATTTTCGGCAAGAAGTAGTCCAATACCTTATCAGCTGTCGCATAATCAGTGATATCTTGCCACCACATATACGTGTGAGCGCGCTTGCCCTGAGCAATTGCGTATTGGACTTGCGTGGCATAAGTAGATTGATCATAGATATACCCGTGATAACCACCAATTTGCGCGATTGCGAACTTATCCTGACCATATCCAAACTTACCTTGCGAACCTTGGTAGATTGACCAATCAACACCCTGGTCACCCTTGGCTGCGTACGCTGACTGACCTGTTAGTCCGGCAAATAAAAAGGCCGTCATTACGACAGCCCACTTAATATACTTATTCATCTGCTAAATCATTCCTTTCATCTTACCAACAGCCCACTCGATCGCAGTATCAACTTCACATGCTGTGAATAGATGCGCCTTATCCAACTTCAATAGTTCATCAGAGACAAATTTCAACGCTTCGGCCTTTTGCTTGGCTCCGCCGTCAAAGTTATCTTCTGCCCAGTTCACAGCCTTTTCAGCAATATCTAAAACGGTTTGCATCTTAGCGTCGCCGTCAACCACCGTTCGCAAATGAACAATTAGCAAAATTAAAAGCGCTGGCAGGATTCCAATTTCCCACAGCGCTTTTAGCAACTCGATTAAGTTATTCATGGTATCGCTCCTTTTCAAATAAGGTTTTAATTTGCTCATCGTGCTTAACGAGGTGAAGCTCATGCTTGTCAAGACGATTATCTTGATGTCCTAGTTTAGCCGTTAAATCCCTAATGTCATTAGAAAGTTTGTCAAATGAGCGTACGAACGTGAACTTGATGATAAATCCTAATCCCGTTAGAAACGAACCAATGACGGATAACCAGCCGACTAGGTCATGTGGTAATTGCATAGTTCACCCCCGTTATGCTTCTGTTGTAGTTGAATCCAATGAAGCTGTTACTTCATCGGCTTTGTCAAATACAACATTTTGGAAAGCCAACCATTGCTTACGGAATTCTGCAATATTTTTCTTGTACACGTCAATGTAATCGATAGGAATGTAGTAGCTCATCTGTGGCACGCCATCGGAGTTAACGTTACCGTTGAACGTTGCATAGACGATTGTGTACTTATTCCCATCATCACTAACCTTTTCAATAGTAAGTTCCGCGTCAAACGCAATTCGTACATTAGTCTTCATCTTGTTGTCCCTCCATTGGTTCTGCTAATTGTGCATGCAAGTTTTGCACTTCTGCTTGTAACGTATTCACCTGTGCCTTTAGTTCGGCATTCTCAATTGCACGTGTTGCCACTTCCAAACCCAACGTTTGGATAATTTGTTGATGTTGATCCATTTTCTTCTCCTAAATTTTATCTAAAATTAACGTTATACCAACCCACAGCTTTTCCATCGCTTGCAAACCCAGTTGGAATGGCTGCATTACTAATACCAGACAGTGCTTTAATAACTTTTGACAAATTATAAGCCGTACCATTTGAAATCAAATAAACTTCATCACTTACATAAGCAAATCCCGCTGAACTTGTGCCAAACGATGGGGAGTTGCGCCCATTTAAAGATGTTGTTCTTGTAACGAGTCTGTCGTCCGTTCCTTGAACTTTTATTCCTGCTCTCATCTCCACCGGTCGATTGAACAAAACATTATCTTGGAAATTAAACCCTTCAATTGTTCCGATTAGATTAGACGGAACCGAACCAGCTCTGTACCAACTTAACTTGGTATCATATGGGTTTCCTGCGTAATTCTGCGCCCCCCAAGCCATGAAATCACCGGTTGATTCAAGTCCAAAATAAAGCCCTTTCTTAGAATTATCCTGATATAGGTCATTAACACCAATTCGACCAACCGAACGGTTTGATTTATTGAGCTGCATTCCGTTTTCGTCAAACACCGTGGTTGTCACACCTGCACTAACCGTCATACCTTCCGAAGTAATTGAAGTTGACCCATACTGACCGTCCCAATAAGCTCTTATAAAGTTTGCAACTTCACCTGAAATTTTATTGACGTCAAGGTTAACAATCTTCGCCGATGTGATCGAAGCATCTGCAATCTGCGCGTTTGATATTGACGCGTCCTTGATGACAGCGCCATTCAGCCAGTTGGTTCCTAAGAACGTCGTGTCCGCTGATACCGTTAATTTCTTGGCGGCAATTGTCATTCCTGAAGGGTCGCCGTTAATTCCGTTAATTAAATTACCAGCATTATCTTTTATACCGATTGCCCAATTATCTTGGAACAGTTGCAGAACTGTTTGATTATCCATTGCGTATTTGACCGGCGAATAAAGTTTTACTCCGGCACCTTCTGTAATCTGTGGCATAGTCATTGCAACCGCTGAATTTGCCATTTGATTTTGAAATGAAAATCTCAAATACGCCGTATTACTTGGCGCCGTAAAATCTTTGTTAACTTGTATCCAATCCGTTCCAGTGCTTGCCCCTACCTGCATAAAATTAGTTAGATTTTTATTAGAAGCGTCTTCAAATCTGACATATAGCTGTGCAATACCCGAATTTTTTGTTGACACTAAATAACTAGAAACATTATAGATGGTTCCAGGTATAGCTTTTATGACTTGTTCAAGACCAGTCCAAGCTTGAGAATTGCTAGATGTCTGCAAATAACTTGGTGTATTCGGTAGCTCTGTCTTGCCAACGAATATTGTGTTAGCGTCTCCACTAGAACGTTTAGTCCACCCCGCGCCATTATTATCAAATGTTGTATTTGACAATAAGTTGACCACGCTCACTGACGCCATAATTGCATTCGAGGCTTGCGTAATCTGAGACTGCACACCGCTGTCGTAGTTTTTAATCTGGCTTGTTGTAAAATCCTTACCTGCTTGCAGTGTGTTGCTGTCACCAGTTTTTCGGTCTGCGATTTCTCGTGTAAGACCATCAGCAGTTTGAGTAACAGTAGTGCTCATACTACCGACAGCACCTTGAACCTTATTAATATTACCTTCAGCGGTTGAAACTCGTGTATTAAGCCCTGTTTGTGGGTTGTTTACAGTTTGGTAAACTCCGTCGGCAGTGATTTTAACTTGTGCTAGTTGTGTGTCAACATCTTCGGGCGCTGGCGACCAATCTGTTGGTTGCGTACCTATTTCAATCATCGGCTTCGACACGACGATCGGTGTGTCAGAATTTAAACCTTGCACATATATTCCCTGACCAATCATGTTAGCGTCTGACGTCACAGGAGCTAATTCTGTGTTAGAAAAATCAAACATAGAATAAATTCTCCCGTGAAAACTATCCCCTATTTTGGGTAAGATATTGGTGCTGGCATATATTGTTCGTCCAGTTCTTTTATCAATAAAAGTTGGTTCGAACATAACGCGATGAAACGGTGACTGGTTATTGAATCCAGTTATATTGTCGTAATCTACCTGAACTGAAATTACTATTTTTTTGCCACTAAATCCTGAAACTGGTATCGAAGTCTTGAAGTTTGTTATGTTGCTTGAAGTTGAAACGTCAGAATCCAACACATAGTTACGACCACCAACAGCTAAGTTGTTAACCTTTGTAACAGTAGCTTCAAAACCGTCTGCTCGTTGCTGTAACGTACTAATGTCTCCACTTAGTTTTCCTGTTGCCTGATCAAAGTCAGTCTTGCTTACTGTCAACTTAATGGCATCAGAATTAGCTTTAATAGCAGTTTCTGCGGCAGACACTCGATTATCATTTGACGTCTTATAAGTTCCGATTGTTTGCGTGGCAGTATCAGCAGTTTGTTGAGCTTTATTAACACTAGTCGTTAAATCACCAGTTTTCTTGTCGTAATCGCTCTTTTCTACCTTTGTACTAATATTATCAGCGTTAACCTTAATATCAGCTTGCGCCTTGCTGATACGTTGATCGGCATCTGTTTTATAGTTATTAATTGATAGCGTGGCGTTGTCTGCTGTTAATTGTGCCTTAGCTGTTGCCCCAGATAAGTCCTCTGGAGCTGGTGTCCAGTCAGTTGGTAGATTACCTTTTTCTACCTTGATTCCAGCAATTTGCAGGGTATTGGTATTGTTATTAGTTCGTTCAAGTCGAGGGCGTAAATAACCGTCAGCAGTGACAACTGTTGTTCCTGACACTATCCGCCACGAATCCGTTATTGTTACTGAGCTATTGGATGGATTTGATGTAGCAGTTCTATAACTACCCTCAGGGTCATTGTTTAGTGCCCAGTAGATGGTGCTTGTTCCAGTACCACTTATATTTTTTGCATAGACACTATAAGTTAAAACATCACCTTTTTTAACTGGGATATATTGGCTTATTCCATTCCAACTTCCAGTTGTCTGCATTACAGCCAATCCTTTATAGGTATCCGTAGTTTTTGCCCACGCACTTGAACCCCACCATGATGCTAAGTTGTCGAAATTCTTAGTATCTGTGTACAGGTTTCTACCACCAACTTGTAGGTTGTTTACCTTAGTAACCGTAGCATCAAATCCATCAGCACGTTGCTTCAATGTACTAATGTACCCGCTTTGCTTTCCCTGTTCCGTGCTTAAATCAGACACAGTCTGCTTAATACCTTCGGCGTTCTTTTCAATTTCAAGCATACGGTTATCTTGCTTGCTATTGGTTTCTTTAATGTCTACAATGTCTTGCTTTGACTGTTCAGCAGTGTCGTACGTTTCATTTATTTTAGACGATAGCTCACCAGTTTTTTGGTTATATTCAGTCTTTTCGACCTTTGTACTTAAACCATCAAGTGCTTGTGTCGCTGTCGTTTGCGCTGTACTAATTTTACCATCAGCATCAGACTTGTTTTGTTGGATAGTTGCAGTCATGGAGTCTGTTGTTTCCTTGAACTCCGTTCTAACTACCCCGTCAGCGCTTGTCGCAGCGGCAATAGCTTCTGACTTTGCTTGGCTTGCGTATTGGTTCGCCTTTGAAGTTACATCACTAGCCATTGAAGCTGTTTGACTAGCTTGGCTCGCCAAACTACTAGTGAGGTCTTGTTTGGCTTCATCAAGCGCTTTTTGTGCATTTTGAGCTGTTGTTTGACCAATCTGTACTGCTTTGGCGTTAGCGTCAGCAACAGCACTGTCTGTGTATGCACTAGCTTGCGAAGCAATTGTTTGTTGGCTCTTAGTCAGTTCATCTGACTTTTCGGCTAGTTCATCAGCAAGACTGTTTGTCGCTTCCGCCTGCGTGCTATTCAACTTGTCAGCATATGCAGTAGCAGTATCGACTGCATTCTTAACTTCATTAGTAATGCGTTCCTGTGTTTGAGTATCAACTACATCAACCCAATCACCACTTTTGAATACCTTAATACCAGAGTTTTCTCCATCTTCCCAGAACCACGTGTCACCTTCTTGCGGGTGTGCTGGTGCATTACGACCAGAGTATATTGAGTTCTTACCATTGGCGCTGATAACGGCCTGTGTGGCTTGCTCCTTGACCTCCGTTACTTTATCTTGCAATTCGTTCAACGCGTTCTTGTTACTATCTGCCCAGCTTACCTTAGATATTCCAATTGATAGCTTTGTGACACGCTCTGCCACCGGATCATAGTGCAGTTCGTTAACGATCGCTGTTACGTTAACACCAAATTCAGGCACATAAACTGTCACGGTATCAGTAAGGCCGATTGTTTCTAACTTTGCGAACTTGTCGGCATAATCTGCACTATCTTGTAGGCTTTCTACTTCAACCTCAACCGTGACTTCTGGCAAATCTTTTCCAGTATTAGCCGACTTAACAAACCAGTCCGCAGCAAACGCATTAATCTTCGCCTTGATTTGGTCGTCAGTGTCGCCTTCGTCAACTTTAACGTCTTGTGATACATCAACCATCTTCGAATAAACGAGTGGATAATTACCCATTCGTGAACTTTGAACTGTTGCGCCCTCGATTGTTCGTGAAACATCAGTTGAGTTAACGGTTACCGTCGGAACGATTTCAGTCGTCAATTTGGACACATCAACCGTGTACTTCAATCCGGCAATATTTTTACCCAAACGGAACGTCGCAACATTGTCACGTCCGCGTCGATTGAACATCGCCACACGACGATTTTCACGCTTTAATTCACCACCCCAAATTTGCAAGAATGAACCTTGAGTTCCAGCGATTGCCTCCATCGGGTTAACGTATCGAAGTTGAGACTCGCTTGTGTGCGTGATGTCTGAGTAGAATGTGAAAATGTGCGGACGCAACGTTGATTTTTGAATGGCTGTCATTGCTGCCTGACCATCACCCAACATGTGAATTGTCTTCGATAGATTATTCGTTAAATCATATGTGATTGAATCAGCCTCAATCATCACCGCATAGCCAGTAATATCCAACGCTACCGAAACAATGCGAAACGCGTGATTATCGTCCAGTGGTGACGGCTTAGCAAGAATAATATTGCCTTCACTGATATCAGCGTAATGTTGCCCGTTTACCGGATAATATGCCGTTAAGTTAAGCAATCCATTTCGTTGTTCATGAATATCGACGTCGTACAGGTCCACCAGTTGACCCAAGCCGTTATTCAAAAAATCAATTTCCTCACTTGAATATAGAATCGGTGTCATAGTGTCCTCCATCTCATCTCAATTGTTGCGGTGCCTGCGCTCAATTTCACAGTATTAGCCCCTGGTTTCAACACAGGGAACGGCCCAATTGCCATTTTCGCGTTTTCGTTGACCATTACACCACTGTCTAAACGCCACACGTTCTGCATAGCGCTGTCTAGCTCGATTGAGCCACTTACACCAGTGAACTTATAAACTGTGCCGTTAATCGTCAGATTGATAGCACCGCTACCGGTAATCTTGATGTATGGCTTAGCGGGTGAAAGCGTCGGGTTGGTCAATGTTGTCTGCGTTGTTCCAATCGTGCCAGTTGGTGCCGGATAAACGTACTTGTAAGGCGCTGCGCTCAACGCCACGGATACTTCACGATACGTTGAGTTGATACCTTTACGCGTCACCTCAGCTTCACCAGTTCGAACGACCTGATACGTATAGTTCTCATCTGAATACAATCGCAAATCAACATACTTGCCAGTATCTAGTGCTGCCAAGAATTGTGCGATATGTTGTCCGACACTTGCACTCGGCTTAAATCCCACCGTGAACTTAATTGTGCGGTTTTCATAAGCGTTATCGTCAAATAAAATAGCCCGATCAATACCGACCGGACTAGTGTTCAATGTATGTTTACGTTCAGGAATAGTGATTTCTGGGAAGCTGGTAATAACCGCTTGGATGTCCTCACTATTCAACTGTCCAATTGTAAAACTTCCCTTGTTCATCTTATGCTCCTGTTACACGGGCCTTTGCAGCTTGTGAACGTGTAATACCGTCCATTACTGCATCCCTAATCTTGTTTATTGTTGCTGGCGTTGTGTCTGCATTAACTTGGATGACAATTTGAGTACCACCCATCTCACCACCAAGCGCATCAACAATACCTTTACCAATGCCACCAAGTGTTTTGTCGTTCAAAGGCAATGCTGCTTCAGGGCCAGCTTCACCAACACCGTTATAGCCACCATTGGCAGCGAACAAAGTTGGCTTAGTAAAAATACCACCCTTGGCATACCAGTTAACGCCAATTTTTGGAATTTGTCCTTTCAATGGGTTAAATGATCCGGACAAACTAAAGTGTGGTAGTGGAATGTGTGGGAATGAGATTGAAGGGAACTTCAAACTGAAGTTAAACAGCCCCTTAATCCTATTAATAATGTCCCTAACCACATTCAACGCACCATTCAGAACGTTAGAAGCTGCATTACGAACGCCATTAAAAGCCCCCGACGCAATACCGCCAAGACTATTCAGAACGTTTGATATAGTGCTTCTAATGCCATTAACAATATTGCTAATCGCAGAACGAATGCCATTCCAAACTGAACTAGTCGTTGATGAAATACCGTTCCATACACTAGAAATAGTTGAACGAATACCATTAATGATATTTCTAATCGTTGATGAGATGGCGTTAAATACGTTCGATATCGTTGAACTAATTGCATTGGCAACACTAGACACAGTTGCACTGATTGCGTTCCAGACAGTAGAAAATACATTTTGAATTCCTGCCCACAACCCAGAAAAGAACGACCCAATCGCTGTAAACACAGTCGTAATCGTATTTTGAATTTCAAAAATTGCATAATTAATGGCAACCTTTATTTTTGCCCAAACTGTATCCAGCCACTCAACAATCGCGCCCCAATTCTGGATGGCAATCACAATCACCGAAATAGCTGCAATAACACCAGCGATAATACCGACAATTGGTAGCAATACACCGGCACCAAACGCACCGACAACTGTTGCGATTGTAGTAATTACTGGCATCAAAATAGCTAGCACCGCTAACACAGCCCCGATAACACCAATAATTGCTTGAATAGGCCCTGGTGCATTAGCAATTGACGTTACTAGTTGTGAAATAAAATCAATTACTGGTGCTAACTGAGAAACCAAGTTCGCAAGTGCATCTTTCAATTGATTGATTGACGCTTGCATTTTTTCACCAGGTGTTTTTTTGGCCATTTTATCAGCAGCACCGTTCACCTTTTCGGTTCCGGTTGCGGCTTCAAGCAATGCGGCCGAAGCACCTTGACCCAAATCTTCGAATTGTGTTCCCAAACCTTGAACAGCTGCTTTAGCTTGATCTGCCGGCATTCCCTTCAAGTCTTTACCCACGGCAGACATGACTTCCGCTGATGTTGCTTGTCCGTCCTTGAACTTTTGGAAAACGTCTTGCGTAGCCTGACCAAACTGTTGCATTGGTTCATCAAGCTGTCCTGACGTCAAACGAAGTTGGAATTCCTTAACCGCATCAGCGACCTTGTCAGTGTTAAAGGCTCCGTTTCGCATACCTGCGTTCAACACATTAAGCATGTTTCCAGCGCTCATCCCAGCGTCTTGGAATGTTGGTGCATACTCATTGACCGTGTCCAAGAAGTCATCATTCTTGTTCAGTCCGTCTTGTAGACCTTTGGCCACAACATCAGTAGCCTCTTGACCACTAATTCCAAAGCCCTTCATTGCTTGTGAAGCAGCGTTGGTGGCGTCCTTAATGTCAACACCACCGTGCTTTGCAATAGCTACTAACTGGTTAGTTAGATTCGTCAAGTCTTGACCGTTTAAGTCTTGAAATGAGTTCTTGACCGTCATGACAGCTTCACTAGCTTCGTTTACATCTTCAACTAATCCGCTGTTAAACACGCCGTGAACTGATTGAGTTGCCTGGTCAGCTTGCGACTTGGTTAATCCCATTGAATTCTGCATCAAGCTTTGTGCGTTGGCAAAATCCATACCAGTATTAAGGATGTCGCCACCAATTGCAGCCGCCTTATCACCAACTTGTCCCAAGGCATCTGCCAAGCCCATATTTTTGATGTTTTCAGCCGTGTCATTAAGCTCATCCATACCTGATTTGGCATGCTTGAAACCAGCTTCTGCTTGTGCGGCAGCATCACCGCTACCTTCAAGATAGTTCGTAGTGTCTTGCAAACCATTCTTCAAGCGACCCAATTGTGCTTCAGTAGCTTGTACTTCACGTTGAAAACCACGATATTGTTCTTCACCAATATCACCAGCTTTGAATTGTGCCTCCATTTGTGATTGTGCCGACTTCAATTGATCAAGCTTTTGAGACGTAGTTTGAACTGCATTGCTCAATAGCTTTTGTTTTTGTGCAACTAATTCAACATTACCAGGGTCTAGCTTCAACAACTTATTTACGTCACGCAATTCTGCGCTTGTCTTACTGGTTTGTGAGTTGACGTCCTTTAAACTCGACTGCAATCCGGTAGTATTACCGTCAATGTCAATCGTGATACCTTTAATTCGACTTCCCGCCATCTATATCTCCTTTCTAGAACGTATCGAAATCAGCTTGGTTCGCCTTTTTGACAGGTGATTCATTAGACTTAACGCGTTCATTAGCTTTTGTTTCAGAGTTTGCGTATTCAACGATGTAGTCCATTACCTGACCTAAGTCCATCATGCGTAACTCTTCCCAGGACAAGCCCGATTTCTTAGCAATGTATAAGTAGCTTTCATCATCAAATACATCGTCGGTTTCGTACTCGTCCTTTAGGCTTTTTTTGTCGAAATTGACGTCATAGCAATCTCGACAATATCTTCCAAAATGTCGAAAATTGGGAAGACTTCAAATCCTTCAAACCACTTGTCATATGGCGCAATGTTAACGTCTGCATTCTTGGCGTAAATGTAGGCCATATCTTGTACTAATGTAATGTCTTTGTTGAACAAAACACCAGCCTTTTCTGCGTCCGTTTCAGCACTAGCCGCCTGTTGAGCCAGCTCCAAGAACTTTCCAAAATCATCAAAGAAATCACGTCCAAATTCATTGCGATAAAAGATTGGTGTAGCACCGGATGAAACTAACGTTATTTCCTTATTTCCAATAGTGATTGCCTTTTGCATGTCATTGCTCCATTTCTATTTTCGATATGTATGCCGGGTTTCCCCGGCCAGTCATTAAACCGTTGGTGCGCTTGCGCCAGGTACGTAAACAGCAGTAAACCAGTCGTCGTACTTAGCAGAGCCTTGTGCAGCCTTACCCTTAATCTTGTAGTCATAAGGGTCTGCCATTGCTGAAAATTCGAACTCAGCAGTTTGTGCGTCAATCTTGTCACTCTTGGTTGCTGAACCATCACCAGCGCGTGAGAATGACACGTTATACAAGACGTGTCGAACGTGCTTCTTATCTCCTGAAAACTCAAAGGCCATTGCGACCTTTGAACCATGGTTATCAGCATTTTCAACCACTACACCATCGGCGTTCTCAACGTTACCAAACAGTAACGCTTCAATTTCGGGTTGCAAGTAAAGCATCGTTAGCTTTCCCGTGTACCCTTGGTTGTTTTCTTCCTTGTCGTAAATAATATCGTCAGCATGGACTTCCAAAGCGTCTCCGTTTGGATCCAATGTCAATTCAGTTGCTCCACGCCAAGGAACAGGTGTTCCGTACGTCAATTTAGTGCCACTGTCTGTAATTTCAAACAAATGCACATTGCGCAAACCGTACTTCACCTTGTTGGTATCATTCGATGTTGTCATCTAAATCTTCTCCAATCAATTGAATTAAGAAAATCGTCTCGTGCATGTCTTCTGACTCGATTGGTTGGTCAGACTTTGCATAAACGATTTCTTGTGAACGCAAAAAGGACTTAACAGCTCGTTCAAGTTGTAAGTCCTTTTTGTCTGTGTATAGCTCAATAGTCACGTTAATGACTTCTTGATAGTTTTCATCATCTGCAAACGCATCCTCGTTGTCTTCTGCGTAATACACAGCGAACGGTGTACCGGGTGCGTCACCTTCCGGAAATTGATAATAGGCAACCGGAATGCCTAGCGCAGTTTTAAGTGCTGACCCAAACTCATTGAATTGCATCTAATCCCCCAATGCAGAACGAACACGGTCTTCATACTCGCTTGCTACCCACTCATCAACGTCGGCAATGTGTGGGAACGCTTTTGTACGTCCACCATTACGCTTGGCGTGACCCTTCTCCAGCAAGTGAGTTAGTTGACCGTCAGTTGCGTTGAAGACAACGTAACCCTTACCGCTCTTCTTCGATTTCCAGCCTTTACGATACTTTCTAGTTTGGTCTTTGAACCCCCCAGCCGACCGCAACTTGGTCGCCGCTTCTTTAGCGACTTCCTTTTGCGCGTCTTCCAATTTGTCCTCGACTTCATCTGTATATTGTGCCAATGCACGCGCGATTTCAGCGCCTAAGTCATCAATGCTTGCCATCAGTCAAATCCTTTTGCAAATACAAAGTAGTGCGATCACCAGACACGGCAGTTCGGTAAACCTTATACCGTTGTCCGTTGAACTCCACCGATTCTTCTCCTGAATAGTCAATTGAGTTGATTTGAAATGCCAAGTCGGCTCTCAGGCCAGCTTGCCCAGCCAAACTAAACTCATCACGACCAACAGTGAAGGCGTTAGCATATACCTTGCGCGCCGTAAAAGTTTCAACTGGTTGCAATAACTCATCTTGCGTATACGCTGCGCTTAACAGCGTTAAAACTTGGTCATACTTCATCAGTTCCACCCCCATATTGAGAATGAAACGACAAACTAGTTTTCAACTTCTCGTATCGGTCTAGAAACTTCTCTGAATCAGGATTGTCATAGCCCCAATGCGCCTTAACATAAAGCGTGATAGCTTGCCGAATAATGACCGCCTTAGAACTAGCGAACTCGTCCGACACCAAACCATCAATATTGAGGTCGGCACGCGCTGCTAAGATAAGATCGTTCACTTCGTTTTGCAAACCCTCGTCAGTTGTGGTTGAGCGCAACGCAACCATGATGGTATCGAATAATTCATCTCGTTCCATAAGTGCCACCTTTAAATCAATGCAAGCAAATCTGGCTTCTTAGCGTCATCGGCATATTCAATCTTGTTTTCGTCCAAGTGAGCCTTAATTTCCGCTACCGTATTCTTTTTAGTTGGCTTTTCAACTGTTTCTCCCACAGTTTCGTTAACGTCTGATTGACCCTCTTCAACTGATTCGTATCCGGCCGGATTTTCATCAACTACTCCGATGAAATCACCAGATTTCAACTCAGCGACACGCTCGTCAGTCGGAAACTTTGGATATTCATCACCAGCAACATATGAAATCTTCGTTTGCTTGTCGATAAAATCAGACTTTACAATAAACTTGTCCATGTTGCATCAGTCCTTTCTTATGCTTCTGCAGCGATTGATACCATGTAACCAGCGTCGGTATCGGCAGCTTCAACGTCAAATCGGATAACAACGCGTGGAATGCGTCCATATACATCGTTGTCTACCCATTCGATAGCGACGTCCAAACGGTCAGCAAACAAAATTGCTCGGCGCAAATCACCAACCCATAGCTTCTTAGTACCAACGGTGTCAGTTGATACGAATTGGTTGTCAGCAATTACGTTAACTGGCAACCCAAACAATGACTTACCGGCTGGTGAAGAAATTTGGTCTTGCAACAAGTAACGGCCTTCGTTGTCCTTCGTCTTGTCCAACTCGTTGTACATTGATTGCGTCATAACAAATGTCTTGTTGTAAGCGGGGTCCAATGAAACGTTAACGATATCCTTCAACCCATCAACAATGGCCTTAGCAGGAACTGACTTAGCTGTAAATGAAGCCAACTTCGTAGCAATTGCAGCGTTCGTCGTGTTCGTCTTGATAGTTTGAATATGTTCAGCGACCAATTGACCCAAATCAACTTGTGCATCGTCCAAAGATTCTTGTGAGATTGGCAAAGCACCACGGTGGGTAACAATTTCCCATGCAACTTGCAAGAATTGTGGCTTAGCCAAATCAGGGTTGGCTTCCAATTCGGCAACTGATGGAATGGTAGTTGAAGCACGCTTCAAGATTGGGTACTTACCAGACGCAGTTGAAACCTTTGTCTTTTGAACCAGAGAAGCCAAATCAACAACCGTTTCCAACTTCAAAGTTGGGTCGTAAATGATTTCTTCTGGGATAAGTGAACCGGCGTCAGTTGACGTCAAACCGTCACGCTTCTCACCCTTTGAGCGCATGAATGCGTTAAATGCTGAACGTTGCTCAGCTTGCTTGTCTTGTGAAGTCTTAGTTACTTCAATTGGCATTGATCGTTCCTCGTCTTTCTTTTCATCATCACTGGCACCATTGGCCGGTGCTTCGTTTTCATCTGTGTTGTCTTTTTCTGAATTGTCATCAGCCGGCGCATCATCTTCCGCGTTGTCCTCGGATACAGAAGAACCCGCATCAGGAGTTGAGCTTGCGCTGTCGTCCAGTGCGGGTTCCTTAGTTTCTTCTGGTTGTGCATCTTGCAATGATTGCAAGTCCTTAATATCATTTTCGATTTGCTTTACTGCATCCATTGCAGCTTGCGCATCATCTGCCGTTGCATTCGGGTCGTCGATTAGCTTTTGGGCTGCATCGATTGCATCTTGCAACGCTGTGTTCTTTGCTTGAACACTCTCATCTAGTGTTGCCATTAGAATCTACCGTTCCTTTTCTGAATTTGTGCCAGCGTTACAGTGTCCTGCAAGCGTTGGCGAAGTGAATATCCTTTAGCACGTTGTGCATCACGACTGGCGATTGCGATTGAGGTATCATCATACGCCGGCAAGGGTGTGATTGTAATTTCGAAAACTTGGTCAATCTTCGTTACGTGTCGGATATCAGGTTGACCAGGTTCATTACTGAACTCCCACGTATCTTCGGCAGCAGTGAACATGAAACTCATGCCCTTGATATTGCCAACTCTGATATTTTCCAAGACGTCGTTCGCAAGCGTTGTATTTGGCAAAGTTGCTTCGAAATACAATCCGGTATCATCAACTTTCAACTTCAATGTGCCAGAATCAACGCGTGCTAACGGTTGGTTTGGGTCGTGCGCATAAACTAAGTACACACCGCTCAAATCAACGTCTTTCAACGCGCCTTTATCGATATACTCGATAAAACCAATGTCTTTAGACGGTTTACCAAAGACGATTGGATAACCAAACACCTTGCGACTACCTTCTTGCTCGTCGGCTCGTACTTCAACGCTAATGCTGCGTACTTCATGATTGTTCATCGGTTGTCTCCCCTTCCTTCAGCGTCTTTTCAAGCTCAGACTTAGCAACAATGTCATCCGTAATTAAGTCCGATTGACTCTTCAACAAAGCTTGTTGTGCCATCTCTGGCGACAAAATGGCTTTATCTACCAAGAAGCCAACACGTTTTTCAATCTGACTACCGTCCAAGTCAGTCGCCCGGCGAACGTCTGGAACAACATTCACTCCCAACTTTTGCTCCAATTCTTCAACAACCGGTGCTAGGTATCGGGCGAAAGTTTGGTTGTAGTCAGCACGTACCTGGTCGGCATTTGAGTGTTCACTCTCACCGCCCAACATATTGACTGGCAACAAGAACGCCTTTGCAATTTGCGTTCGGGTAAAGTCAGTTGAAGCCAATAACTTCGCAATGTCTGTTTTAACTTCCAATTGTTGGTAGTCGAACAAATCGTCCAGTACCAGCAAACGCCCAGCATTGTCACCTGACTGCGCATCTTCGAATGCTGTTCGCACTGCTGCTCGTTCTTCTTCACCTAACTTGGTACCCTTAGCCTTCAAGATTGAAGAAGGGTTAACTGCCTGTTTCAGTGAAGCCAAACTCAAGCGACGTGAGTTTGCTTGCAAGTCCAACTCATTGCGCAAAGCTAATAGCGGACTTTGTCCCATCAACCCGCCGTTCATTGATAACCAACGAAGATGAATAATGTCGTTAGAATCAACGTTTTTCAACTCGTCTTCATTTCGGTTATCGAAGCGTAGATCATACGTCATCGTCTGACCGTCATCTGACAACCAAGGCGTAACGTGTGACGGTGGCACGAATTCGAAATACTCGCGTCCATTGTTATACTTCTTGTCTGTCCGGCGCAGTGCGTATGCATTACCGTCCAACAACATTTGAACGACCATTGCTTGAAAGAAGTTGAAGCGGTTGGTCAGTCGTGACGGATGCGTCAATAACCAATCAACTTGTTCATCTTTCGCATGAAAATACACACGCGCAATGTCTGTTGCAATGATGTTCACCGCCGTCCACACGTCACTATTGCGTATCGCTTGTTCTGCTGATAAATAACCATCCGTGAAGAACAGACCACCATTTACGATTGATAACGCGCGCGGATTACCTGAACCACGAATGGGTACGGATCGTTTCTCAAAAAACATGTGCTTCTCCTATCTCATGAAATAACTGATTGCCAACAAAGCTAGGCCAATGACAATCAGGCCCAACCACGGGGCAATTAAAAAGGCGCCTGCCGAAATCGACAAAGCGCCAAGAACTGATAAAACGTCTGATAGTAAACCTCTAATTTGCATGTTAGAACCCAAAACTTTCCGACTTGATGTAATCTGCAATTTGCTCATCATTCATTCGCGAGTAATCACTCGCACTAGCATTAGTGCTGAATGACTCGAAGTGATAAATTGCGTCGTACAGCGCGTCAACTATTGCGTCGACAAGGTCAATTTTGTAAGTTGCCTTGTTCTTATCAATCTTGATTCCGTTGTTATCCGAAACAACAACCGCGTTCATCAATGACTTCTCCATCATTGGGTCGTCTAATCGTGTAACACGTTCTTCAACAAAGCTGTCTTGAAGCCATTTTGTCGGCTCATTTAACGAAATTGTTCCTTGTCGCACACCGACCATGTTCCAAGTTGTCGCTTCATCAATCGCTTTAATCAGCGCATAAGTGTGAGCCGCATCATAAGCGAACTCCAGTACGTTTAGGTTGAACTTATCAACAAAATCCATTAACCAAGTGAAGATGAACTCATTGTCTATCAAGCCCTTTTCGTGTTGCGTGACGTGAGCAAAACCAAGTTCTTCCATTTGACGATAATTAATGCCGTCTTGCTTCTCTTTAGTCTCAATTGACCCGGCCTTGTGCCACGGAATAAATGAGTGTTGGTAAATATGCCATTTCTTTTTGCCGGCAATCTCATACGGGAACACAAACGCAAGAGCTGCATCATCGGAAGTCATAGAATTGTCGAACCCGATATACACATCTCTAAAATTCATATCAAATCCAGCTATAACCGCGTTTTCAACTTCATCCAATTTGAATGCTGCATTTTGCTCTGCGTTCAACCACACATTCATATTCTTAACCAAGAAATCGTTCAGCTTACCTTCTGCCATCTTCGCGTTGCGTTCCGAAATCAATCCGTTCAGCAACTTGTCATGCTGTCCAGCAAGGCCCAGCAGTGGGTTTGACTTAATCCACTCGTCAGGCTCGAATACTTCATCTGGACTGTCTTGTGAGAACACTGCCATGAAGTAATCGTCCAATTCACCTTCGTTCTTCTCAATTGCCTCTGTAACCGTCTTAATATCCTCACGCAATGGTGCGTTAGGGTTTTGATATGCAGTTGAGATTTGGAAAAACAAAGCTTCTTCTTGTTTAATTTGTCCTGATGTAATCTTTCCAAAAGCATCACGGTCTCTTTGGTCGCCAGCTTCGTCAAAGATGGCAGTAGTCGCGTGATACGAATCAAACTTTCCACCTTCTGCCGAAATGCGAACGATTTGATTGCGTTGTTTTAAGTTGAAAATATCCATGAAGCGCAACGTAACGTCATCCTGCATGCCTTTGAAAATCGTTGCAAGCATTCGTTCAATCGTACCGGATATGTAGTTGAATAATTTCTTGGTTTGGTCGGATGTATTAGCAGCAGCAATGATATCTTGATTGTTCTTATCACTTGATTGAACAAAGAAGTCATAAGCTGCCAAGATAGCCGCCAAATATGTCTTACCTTGACCACGCGCAATCGAAACAATCGCACGTCTGAACCGCTTACCGTCTGTTTTCTTGTTTCGCCAAGCGATAACTGACCCTAAGATAAAGATTTGCCAAGGCATTAACGGCATTGGCTCACCAGTATCTGGATCAGGTACTCTTGATGCAAACATCAGAAATCCTTCAAGAATATTTGCGTCGAAGTGATAAGGAAAATTGTCTGTATTTTGTCGTTTCAGGTCTCGCAAATGCCGATTAGCTGCCAAAATAAGCAACTTTCCGGCTTTAATCTTGCCTGTTACAACATCTTTGGCATATTGCGTCACAGCGTCCATTACTTTTCCCCCTTAAACATTTTGATAATGTCTTTGGAGGCATCAATTTCAACTGGTGCAGCATCCTTTGGCAATAGTCCATTCAACTCTTTTACCAGCGCAGTCCAGCGATTGATAACCGATACATAAGATTTTTGCGCTGGGTTTTCTCGCATCATTTCTTGACTACCGTTAACAAATAAAACGATTGGTCCATTCTCAATAATGTCTTCTTGCAGAGTTTGAAGATTAACGGTGGCGAATGCTAGTTGGTCAACAATAGCTTTCTTAACGTCCTCTTTTTCTTCGGGAACGTCAGCAAACGCCTTGTTGAAAAATGTTTTTGATTTAGCGACATGCGCTTTGAATTCTTTCGGGCTAATTTCTGACACCCCCCTCATATGAAAAATTGGCTCGCTATGGAAAACGAGACTACTGCATCGGTTCTCCTTGACCTAACCATAGGCCCCCTATCAGACACCGGCATTTCAATGCTCAGCCGTTTTAAACACAAAATCGAGTAAACGGTAATCTCTCACCCAAACGGCGTCAGAATTGATTTTATTGCGTTGCCCAGTGCCGTAATAAGATTGTTCCCATTTAGTCTTCATGTTGTGGTGCACGTTGCAAGCAGCTACTAGGTTATTCATATCCAAACTAAGCTCTGGTGCAATCTCCCTGGGTACAATGTGGTCAACCATGTCGGCTGGTGATGTTGTACCAACTAGTTCACAGTATTGGCAGAGACCATTGTCACGTTTCATTAATGCTTGTCTTGTCTGTCTCCATACTGTCTTACGGTAGAATGCATTACGTTCTGCACGTTCTGTGTCTGCCTTGCGCTTGCGGTCATATTGTCTATCAGCCATATGATCACGAGTTACTTCTCTCTGATGAACACCACAGTATCTTTGACCTACCGGAACCATAACGTGACAACCAAGTTCAGCACATCGATGTAGTCGTTGTCCCATAGCATTCACCCTTTCAACTGCAAAATAAAAAGCCAACCGCTTCCGATTGACTACTTTTTTGAAATCCATTTATAAAATATCACGAAAGCTAATACAACTCCGAGGACGACCATTATCATTGCCAATCCCCATGCAATACTGATTTTAATCAACTCACGACAACCAATCTCTGCACATCTATGCATTCTCATATATATTACATACTCTCATCTTATAATGTATTTATTTTATAAAAAAACACCACCAATAGTGTGGTGATGCTTATAGCACTAATTTTCTGATACGAATTTCTCAATAAGACCGTCAACCTTAGTCCAGTTAATATCTTCTACAATAAACAAATCATCAGGATTTGATGTAAAACCATATTGACTAATGCCAGGTATTTCAGAGGCACGCGCATTGGTTAACACTTCTGTAGTACCATCCTCGAATGTCAAATATGGCGCATTATCTACGATGATTTCATCATCAGAAACTAATCCAAATGATTTATTCCAAGTTACTTTAACTATCTTCTTCATAAAAACTCTCCTCCTTTCTTTAATTATGAAAAGATAGTATCTCCACTTTACTTCGATAGCAATCTGTATATATTTCTAATTACTTAGAAACTTTGCTATGTACGCCAGACATAGCAACTGGCAGTGTCGTTTAAAACAAATACAAGGAAGATTATCCTTTAATTTATTTTTTTGCTATGTGATGCATGTGGTCAGGATTTGCACCTGACAACCTGAAATCATATAGAGTTTCTAACTGAGTATTATTAATAGGGAATCCGAGCCATTTTCAACAACACTCAAGCTTTACCTATTCCGCCACACATTCTTTGTTTCAACTTTGGTACTCTATCATAATAATTCAGTCTGCCTGCACCTTGCATGCGGTACTCATGAACCATATACGCGCTTTCCAAATTATTCCTTAACTCGTAAATCATCAATATCAGCAAACTTATCAGCGAACAATAGAAACGCTTCATCTATAATCTCTTGGCCACGTCTAGTGCTGTAACCAGTCAGCTCTTCTACTTGCAACCATTCTAAGTGTCGAACGTATCGCAACCACATGAAGTGCCTGTGTGGCTGTGTCATTACTTTAATGGCATGGACAACGGCATCGTAGTAGTACACAGCGTTAGCGTGATTAGTAAATCGTTCATCGTTAGCATTACCAAATGATCGCGCACTTGGCATGTCTGAAATTTCAACTGACTTCAAATCAACATATCCCATATCAGCCATGTTCACGATACGTGGCCACTCACTATCAAAAAAATCTCGAACTGCTTCTCTTGTTGCCTTCTCATTCACCGCTGGTAAAAGTGCCATTCCTACGTCCTCCGAACCATGTTAAAATGAAGTTACCTTAAATTCTTTTGCATGGCGCTGGACTTCTGTCTGGCGCTTTTTGTTTATCATTCTTCTACCCAATAGTAATAACCTGCTAACCACTTGCTGACCATGTGCTTGATGAGCCACTTGCTACTCGTTCGATATGCTTGCCGCTTGTTCCACGTCCGCACAATCAGGCGCTTACCTTCTGGCGTATAAGCGAGTTTGAAGTAGCCTTGCTTATCCCTAAAGTAGTAATACTTACGCATGATCCTCTTCTTTCGAGTTGTTCATTTGATATACCTTTAGATATGCATCACGCCACCCTTCTACTGCCTCTACTGCACGTTGTGCCTTACGTTCGTATTCTAGCCGTTCATTATCAGCCTTGTATGCCATGTACGCATATGCACCGCCTGCAATCCACAAAAATGCCACTCCAAACCAATATGCCATTAGTCTTCCACCTCCACCTTTCGTGCCCTTAGTGCTACAACAGAATTTAAAACATCAGAAATAATCTTGTCTGCTTCTTCTTTTTTAAACATTTCTGCCCTGTCTGTGTATGTCGTCATTCTGAACTCATTATTACCCATTGAAGCTAAGTAAAATTCATTACCATATTCATCAAAAACATCAACAATTTTTATATAAAATTTTTGTTCTTTCTTAGCTACAAATTCAACGTGTTCTAACCACCACTCACCAAGAAGCGCATCAGTAGGCATTCCAGAATAATTAAATTCTTCAACACATTGCCAAATTTCGTCATCATCGTTTACATCATTCATAAACCCTTGAAGATTATCATTTCCATTGTCTTCTTTAATAGTCTCCAACTCTACTATCACATAATCTGGTAACTCAATCACACGCTTTTCAACTGTTGCGTTTCCTACAACAGTCGGCGCGTTGTACTCTTGCAGATTTTCAACTGGGATTCGCAGCAACTCCTTTTCAGATAGCATCATGTACCCTTTACCAACAATAAATTTCACACCCTCTGGCAAATCAATTACATACTTAGTCACTACTTCTCCTCCAACTTAATCTGTTCCAACGCGTCTTGCGCTGCCTGATACCCGACATCTTCACGGAACTCGTACCAATTCGTGTACCCGCGACCTTGTGCGTACTCGTTCATCTTCCTGCCTGTAATGCGCATTACCATTCCTCCCGTTCAAATACTGCCTTAACTGCCATGACTTGATACGCCTTGCCATGATATTGCACCAGCAACTCATCTAAATCATCACCTGTCGCAACTGGTGCATGATGATTGTTTCCCATGCTCATGTTGAATACTACATACGTTGGCATTTTCTTACCCATGTTTATTTCCTCCATATGGGCTCACAGTCTTTTCACCCTTGGCTGTTTATGCTTATTCGACTTCTTCTGCTACGTCATTCTTGAGCATGATTAATTGGTCCACGCCTTCGATATATTTGATTGATTCATCAGCCTTACGCGTTAAACCTTGAATTCGTTCAATAGTCATCTTATAGAAGTTGCTTGCGTCCTTCTCATCAGTCCCATAGGCCAGATAAGTAAACTTTGCCGCCTCCAAGTACACATCATTTGTGAATTCGCTGATGTGATCTAATTTAAGATTTTGCGCAGCCTCTGCCAGGTCGAGTTTCAGCGCGTCTGGAAAATCATTCGAGAAAACGTGATACACGGTCACGATAACCTTACTGTGCGGGTTAATAACCATGGCTACCTCACCGCTTTGCCAAACTTGTTTACCGTTACTTTGCGTCTTAACCAGCTCCGCATCCATATTGAATTGCGTTAGCCAATTCCGCCAGTTGTTCTTCAACGTCTTAAAACGCTCTTTCATTTGCTCCTCAGCGTGAGCTGATAACTCATACTGTTCAATCTTCTTGATGCCCATCTTATTCTCCTAATTTTAGAAACGTTGTAAAACACGCCTACCGTTCGCTGTGCGCCCGTTTGCAGGCTTATCATCTAATCGTTCAGGTCGTGTCTGTCTAAGTTCTGACAGCTTGTCTGCTGTCCCTTTAGCCATATCTTCAACAGATGCATAGCCTAACTCTTTGGCCATGCGCTGATTTTGTTGATCAATCTGTTCAGCGGTCGGCTTGCTTGGACCACTTTCAAATTTCAGTGGTTGGTTTCCATAGCGTGTTTTCTGAATCTGCTTAGCTTTACTTTCATATTCACCAACAGCCATTGCATTAGTAGCGCCAGCATTCATCCACTTATTTAAGTTATTCTCAACAGCCATCGCTGTCTTACCACCATTTTTTGCAGCTGCTCGAATGGCTAAGATAATTAGCTTATTTGCTTCCTCGTCAGAATCAGCATTATGAACAGCTAGTTCATACAAGTTCGTGATGTCTTGAAACATAAAACCGTTTTCTTTTAACCCAGCTTTTTGCCATTCAATAATGATTTGTTTTTGATTTAACATAGTTACTCCATTGGCTGGCTGGTTGCTATATATCGTTCCGTATACTATGAAAGCGGCTAGCCAGCGGGCCACACTGTGTTATTAATATGTGTTATTAATATGTGTTATTATCTTTGACCGTATGATCAATAGGGTATTGATTATTCTGTCATGGGGGTATTGACCATATGGTCAATAGGTAGCAGATTAATTAATCGACCTTCAACGACCTTACTTTGGGGCTTATATTGTAATTCGGTAGTAATATACCCAAGCGCTTCTAAATTACTGATGTGCCTAGATACCGTTTCTTTCCGAATGTTATATCGCAAAGCTAATTTCGCGTTGCTAATGAACACTTTGCCATAAACATTTGCCAGTGCCGCAATTTCGCCATATATCATCTTTGCATCTGACTTTAATCTGTCGTCATGAGCAATTTGCGCTGGTATGAACAAATAATAATTAACACCCTTAAATTCTTCAGGCATAATTCACCACCTAAAATGGAAGATCATCATCGTTCAACGGCGGTAAGTCTTTACCGTACATATCATTAGGTGAGAAACCACCTTGCTGTGGTGCTTGCTGACCATTGAAGTTGTTTTGTGTTGGCGTACTATTGAACCCACCGTTGCTTTGTTGTGCTGATTGCCCCTTGCGTTGCTCTGTCTGCTCTTTTGTTTCAACTAAAGTAAAGTTACTTACTACTAGTTCAGAAACGTATACACGCTGCCCTTGTTGGTTCTCATAGCTTCGTGTTTGCCACGAACCTTCCAGGCCAATCTGTGACCCTTTAGCGGTCATATTGACAAAATTTTCGGCAGCCTTGCGCCAAATTACAAAGTTGATAAAGTCACTCTCGCGCTCCCCATTAGCATTCGTAAAATCTCGGTTAACTGCGATTGTTCCTGATGCAACTGCTGCACCTGATGTAGTGTACTTAACATCTGGCTCCTTAGTGAGCCGTCCGATTAGCGAGACGTGATTCATTGTCTATTTCCTCCATACGCTTAAATGTCATGATTCCGAGACGTTGTAATGTTTCAGGATCTAACTTGATACCCTTAACGTGATATTTCTGTTTAAATGCTGGCCACCCAATGTTGTGTGCTTCATTGTGGTGAACTCGGCATAATGCAATTAGATGCTTTTGTCGGTGGTCTACCAGATTTCGGTCGTTACCCATTCCAACGGTGTCAATGTGGTGGACATCAGCAGGGCGTCCACACACCACACAGCTTCGGTGGCTCAACGATGAATACATATAGGCCTCTACATCGTCCATATACGCCAAACCACTCTTAGACATCGGTATGTGGTTCTTAACTGCGTAATCAAGCAGGTATGAGATGAAATTCCGTGCTGTTGTCATATCTGTATCAGCAAACGAAAAATGTTGATCACCTGTTTCTGCTTCATAATAGAATTTCATCCACCACTTAGTTTCTTCAGGTGTATATCCTGACCACTTCGCTATCTCACCGATAATTGCATATGCTTTTTTGCGTTGTATACGACTGATACTTCTTTCATCAGCGATACTAATGACTGCCTGGGGTTGTTCTTCAGAAGTGTAGAGTGACAACGTTGCCAACTCTTGCGCATCTTCAACCGACATCGTTACTCTATTACCGCTGATGTTAGTGATACGCCCCCAAATATCCATTACTCGATACCAGCGTCGTTCTTAGCGAATATTGCAGCACCTGCTAATAATGAAGCTTTGTCGGCTGACAACTTGTTAAGTTGCGTATCGTTATTATCCTTAGCTGTCATACCTCCGGTAGCGAACACTTGCTCCAGCTTCTCTTTAGGAACTGATTTCAAGACTTCCTTCAACTTAGCAATGATCGCCTTGCGGACATTATCGTGTTTAATTTGCTCTTGCTTTAATGCCGTAATGTTTTCACCATCGTCGTCATCATCAGCAACAATTCCAAATGCAGCCGCTAGACTTCCACGTCGTGCATAAGTTGTATTGGCCAGCATCTGTTGTGGAGTTGTACCAAACTCAACAGGCAAGCCTTCCACATCGATATACTCACCAGATGAGTGGGTAATCGTTGTCACTATTTGCGCCATCCGCTTACCATTTGAATCAATGTCAGTATTGATTGATTGTGTGTAAGCTAGTGGCTCACTAGATGACTTAATCGCTAGTCGTACAGCGCTATCAATGTCAGCCAAGTCAGCATACTTACCAAAGTGACCTGACTTAGTCTTGGTTGGTTGCACCATATTCAATTGCACTTTCGCCAATGATTCCATCAGTTCAGGTGCTGGGTTATATTCATTTCGTCGCAACATTTCAATCCTCCGCTATTACCCGATGCCCAACTAATTCCATATAGGACTTAAGCTTTTCTTTTTCATCTGGAACAAATCCTTCATCTGTGTCCCAACCTTCTGTACCTTGGGCTACTTCTTCGCCTTCAAAATCTTCCCCCCAAGGCATTTCATCATCAGGTTGATCAAGTAGTTCATCAAACATGGTCAGCCACCCAGTTCAAAACGTCAGCAACGCCCGTTTCAAAATTCGAAACAGTCCCGTCATGGTTGTCACGTTGTTCCGCCTTGAAGGCTCGATCCATACGTTTTTGCGCTTCTAATCGCAATTCATTTTTCATTGCATACCTCCTTGTGGTATTCTGGAGGAGTAAATTACTCCTAAGATTTACTCCTTTTTCACGCTTAACGGTTGCAGCCGTTAGGCGTTTTCTTTTAGGTAACGTCCACGATAACGAAGTGATGAAAGCGTCACCTTAGACACTCCAATAGCTGATGCAATTTCACTTGCTGATTTACCTGCGTCTAGCATCTTCTTGAACACTTGGTACCGACTTTCGTACTTATCTCTCTTTACCTGATTTTCACCAGGCGCTACCCAAGTAGTACGGTGTTCCAAACGACCGTTATATTGCAGAATGCGCTTACGCTCTGCTTCGATGTCAAACTTCTTATCTGGTGCGAAGCTGTGATGTAAATCCGCAACACCAGTTGATCCAATATCAAAATCCATATATTCCACCTTTCTTAGGTCGCACACCCCAAGACGCACACCAACAGATTGTTAGGAGACAAACAGTAAGAGAAAAAATATTACATGTAAGTGGTTGATGTGCATCTGGCGATGCGCGACCCATATTCAATTGTTAGTGACGTGGTAATGCGTCGGCGTCGCCAGTGATTAAGTAATAGATTGTTGGTCCAATTCGCTTGAACCACACAAACTTAATCAACTCAAATAGGTTGTAAGCAACAATCATCAACGCGAAACCGCCGAACGCTGCCCAAAGTGCAATGTATAGCATTTTTAATCCTCCATATACTTGTTCTTGGCTTGCGCGTTCGTGTAAGCCTCAATACGCTTCTTGTATCGTGGCTTTACCGGTGCATGTGCTCCTAGCTTGCTGACGAAGTACAACGCAACACCTGCAATCGCAATCCAGCTCAACACCAAGCCGATTCCCATCAATAAGTTAGTCATCTGTATATTTGCCTCCATATTGCACGTCTGCTAACCCTTCGTACACACGTCCAGTGTAGAAAGCCGATAAGAAACCTCGCCAATCATCTAGCGGTACTGACCACACTTCACCAACCTTACGTACTGGCCAATCAGGACGACTCCCGTAGAACTTTTGAATGGTCAACCACTGACGTTGCATGTACAGTTCAATATCTTCGCGCGTCATAATCTGTGGCCAACCATTGCGTTGATACTCAGCCTTGCGTGCTTGCTGGTCTTCAGTCATTTGAAACTTAGTTGCCATTTTTTTCTCCTTGTTCTTTATTGTCCCAATCAATCTTCTTTAATTCGTTCAAATCTAAATCTAACGCGATGGCCACTTTAACCATCGCTGGTAAAGTTAACCTATTTCGTTTTCCGTTCGTTACGTCATATAACGCTGCGATAGATACACCCGTTACATTTGCTAACCAATAGCGAGTTCTATTACCCTTTAAACTCAGGCCATCATTGATTAAATCTGCTAGTGACATATTGCTAACTCTCCGTTTGGTTTATTTCCTTTTTCTGCTATAATTATTTGTGGAAACGTTTTTGAATCCGATTTTCCAATGGTTCATTTGCTTTCCATAAATTCAAATGAAAGCGAGGATTTGCAAATGGCAAAACCTTATATCATCACCTATGACCTGAACAATCCAGGTCAAAAATACACAGACGTCATCGCTGCAATAAAATCATCGGCGGTTTCATGGACTCACTATCTTGAGTCATCCTTCATCATTACAAGCAATTTATCTGCTAATGAAATACACGAACGTATCAAGCCATATCTTGATAACAGTGATCGACTTTTCATCTCTGAACTAGCCACAAACAATCATCAAGGTTGGTTAGACACCGAACAATGGGATTTCATTAGCCAAAACATCTTTTAGCTTTGATTGTCAGTTGTGGCGTTACCATTTTTCACACCATCGCTATCTTCAGCAGTGAACGTTCTAACGTTTTGAAGGACTCGCATGTCAAAATCATCAATTGACTCAACTTTCTTGGTTGGGTCTTTTTTAGTAACCTTTACGGCTACAGTCAAATTTTTATTAGCCATTCCTACACCTCCAATAAAGCCTTAGCTTCACCAAGAAACTTGTTAATGAAGTATTGTTGTCCCTTGCCGGTCACCTTTGGCGTCTTAGTGGTCACGTTCACACCATTAGAGTTGATGTGGTTGTGTTCCTTAATTTCAAACAAGCCAAGCTCCATGCTCTTCTGTGTTGGCATGTTCCGGTCTGAACCTTGTCGCTTAACCAGATAACCGTTTTCACGGAGATAACCGAACAAACGGTTCTGTCCCATATCTACGCCGTTTTGCTTAAGCAACTTTGCCAACTCACCAATCAGAATTGATGACTGACTAGCTGATACCGCGTCAGCAAACAACGCCTTGGGAGTCATCTCTGCGATGATCTTGTCCTTGTGGTCTAACATCAGTTGAGCTGACTTCAAGCCCATTGCCATTTGAATACGTGGGTCTGACATCAACGCCTTGTGTTCTTTTTCAACTGCGATGAAGTAGTCTCGAATTTCTTGGCTCTTAGTTGTCTTAGACATCATCGCTACGTTCTTAGCCATATCAGTTGTTAAGTTAAAATCGTCAACAACGCGAAGCGCACCATTTCCACCATTCGGAACGGTCGTACCTCCAAGTACGACCGTCCAATCAGTGCCTTCAACATACATATCTTGGTATTGACTGAACCAAGTACTGAATCGCTTTACAACTCCTAGCACCTTATACAATTCACGAGCGCTAACCCGTTGCTCACCTTCTTGGTTCGTTTGAACCTTAATCAGTTCGTTTGTCATGTTTATTTCTCCTTATAAGTCTGTGATGTTAAACAACGTGAAAATCTTCTTACGAATATCCTTTGACCGAGGTGAATTGTCACCGTTGATTGCACGATTCGTTTGTGAAATCCCCTCACCAATCATCTCTGCGAGTTCAAATTGCTTCATACCGTTTCGCTCCCACATCTCGTCATTGATGCGCTTCTTAATTTTGCGCTTTAGGGTATTCTCTTGTTCTTCAATTGTTGTTGCCGTCATGTCGCAACCTCCTTTGTTTTTTTGTGATAATATTTTGGTTATGAGTATCGCAATTCTCCCCTACACTAAATGAAAGGAAAAATTATTATGAATAAAGAAACGATTATCGAAGCGTTCTCTTCAGCTCAACAGAACGCTCGTAATGAAGCACTTAAAAATTTCAAAAATTCAATGCCTGCAGAAAACGCTACGATTGAGGACGTTCATGCGGCTGAAGTTGGAACCGTCTTGGATTATGTTGACTCACTTGTGTTGAATACCATCAATAATCTTCTGGCGGATTAAGTCCACTTGGGTTAGTATTTGATTTTCCGTATCACTCACACTCGTTTGCTTGGGTTCGGTTACCAGCTTTTGGAAAAGCATTTCATTTGCGAGATGAAGTGCTTTTTCTTTTTGTTCGTAGGACAAGTCAGTCCTTCCTTCCAACTTTCCAAAAATGTTCACTGCCAAGATGGCAGCTTCATCTCCAGCTTTCACCATCTCATCTACGGTGATGAAAACTGGTAGTCGGTATTCAGAGTGCATTTTCATAATGTTCACTCCCTTTCTGTTTTTTTATTATCAAGTTGTTGCACGTTTTTAGCACAAGTGCTAATATAAGGGCATACGAAAAAGCACAATAAACGCCTGTATATCAACATTCGCTCGCCAAAGCATTGATTATCTTAGGTCTGTTTTTTGTTGCTCAAATACTTGATGAATTCATTATTGCGCACGAATGCTAATAAGTCAACAAATTTTCGCGATTTATTTATGCACGAATGCTAATGTTTTTTTCTCGATTACGGAGAAACGTTGATATGACGCCATTTGAACGAATAAAAGAATTAGCAAAAAAACGCGGATATTCACTCACTAAATTGAATGACGCTTCGGGATTGGGGACAAACTCTATTTACCACTGGCGAACTAAAACGCCAAGTACAGCTTCCCTAAAAAAAGTCGCTGACGTCCTCGGTGTATCAGTAGACTACCTATTAGGTAACGCTGATGAGATGCGCCCTACCCACACAGAACCAGAAGTGCCCAATGATTTAGAGGAAGTTTTGAAGCAGGTTAACCCTGTGATGTTTGGTGGTGCCGAACTAACAGACGACCAAAAGATGCTTCTATATAACATGGCTAAAGAAATGTCACGCAACAATCAACAAGGTGGTAAGTAGTTTGAACGATGAATTGAGTGAGTTAAGAGACTACCTACTTAACCTTGCCCGCCGACACGATATTGACGTTGAGGATATGCTATCCACTACAGGTACACATATGTACGTCCGCGTGTTCAACAAGATATTTATGAATCCGAATGAAACGATGGCAACTTATGAATTTGGACTAGCTCACGAACTGGCCCATGCCATTTATGGAGATCCTAATGGTGAACAGTACTACCCTTTTTCATTGTTGTTCAGAAAGACTGAAGAAAAGATTGCCAACAAGAACGCGATCCGACTGATTTCTGACTTTGTCTACCGCGATACGCCACTTGAATGCAGAAATTGGGAACACTTTATTGATATTTTCAACCTACCCAGTTATTTCGAAGGCATTGTAAAGGAAATTATTTACGACTGATGAAACGTCCAGCAAAGGAATGACGTTAAAAGCTAAATAAGGAGATTTATGGTATGGGAAAGAAAGACAAGGTAAAAAAGCCTTTCTACAAGCGTATTTGGTTTTGGGTGTTAGTAGTCGTTGTTGCTATCGTAGTGGGCGGCGGTGCATCTGGTGGTGAGCCTAACAAGACCACTACTACCTCTGACTTATCATCTTCAACTAGTTCATCTGACTCATCATCTACAACTAGTTCATCTGAAATACCAAGCGATGCAACGAACGGACAAAAGAACGCATTGCGTAAGGCTGATGCTTATTCTCGTATAATGCACATGTCTAAGTCAGCTATTTATGACCAATTAACGTCAGAATATGGCGAAAAGTTCTCTGCCGAAGATGCACAATGGGCTGTGGATCACTTGAAGGCAGATTACAACGAGAATGCACTTGCAAAGGCGAAGAACTATTCTGACCAACAATACATGTCTAAGGCTGGAATTTACGACCAATTGACATCAGAACAAGGTGAGAAGTTCACTGCTGAAGAAGCGCAATATGCAGTCGACAACTTGAAGGCAGACTATAACAAGAATGCTTTGAAGAAGGCTGAACAATATCAAAAGCAACAATCAATGTCAGCAGACGCTATTAAGGAGCAACTTTCATCTGATTATGGTGAGAAGTTCACCGCTGACGAAGCACAATATGCCGTTGACCACTTGAATGGTTAACACGTACCCCGCATGGTTAGCGGGGATACATAAAAAGCCCCACTCGATTGAGTGAGGCGTGAAAGGAAATACAATGGCATCGGAACCAAACAAACCCCACGGACTATCATCATTGTGGGGGTTTCCGTTGGGATTCATACCCGGAGTACTCACAAAAGAACAGACATGGTTTGTGATTATTTTAGGATTTATTGGAATTGCTATTATTTATGTTGCACTTTGGATTTGTTATCTAGTCCGACAGTATCTATATATGAAAAATAAGATTACGTCTCTAGAAAATGAAATCAATTCGCAAAAAGATGACATCACGTCCCTTGAAGATGACGTTCAAAAAGTGACGAAAAATCGCGATTCTTTAATCTCAAACCGCAAAAAATTATTGGCTGAAAAGGACGAACTGCTTAGAAAAGTAAACGTTCAAGGGAAAATAATAGAGTATGTAATCTATAGAAATGATGCAAAACTCGTACAAGCCGCAAACGTAGAACAATTGGAGGAACTATCTGATGTTACAAAATTTCAGAATCGCGAAGATTATTGATGAAACTACTTTTATTATCACTGGCGGAATCAGTGATGGTGTTAAAGAGGGCGACAAATTTCAAATTGTCGGACATAAGGGGGAAGAAATAAAAGACCCAGAAACTGGCGAAGTTTTAGGAACCCTCGATAGCATCAAAGGAGTCATAGTCGCTACAACTTTGTACTCAAAAATGTCAGTTGCACGTAGCGAAACATTCAGAGTCGGCGGGTCTCTACATACTGCATTATCTGAAATTGCAACGCCGACATATAATCTGAATGATTTACTCGGATATACTGAGCACAAGGCACTGCCAGTTGATCCTACGCAAATCACGGGCGGAATAGAAACATTCTCAGATAATGCTCCTATTCAAGTTGGTGACATCGTTACCTATCTGTCGTCCCAAAATCAATGATGTTTGAAAGAGCCGCTCTAATAATTGAATTTTCAGAGTACTCAACTATTGCAAGCTCATAAGCCTCTCCCCTTGTCATTTTCGCGTCATTCGCTAAGTGGTACGTGATTAGCATATTTATTGTCTCTGGGTATGACAACAACGCTAGAATGGCTGAGATATTATCTTTTGGAAGCGTTTTTAAATTATTTTGAAACATGATCACTCTCCTGATATAATTTAGTTATCGAGTGCTACACGCACACATTTCCACAAGGCGACAACTTTCAGGAGTTGTTGCCTTTTATTTTACTCTAAAAACAAAACACGCACACCCCGCCGGCAAGCAAGAAGTGTGCGTATCGAACAAAACAGAACATTACTGCCCTATTTACGTATTTAATTGTACCAGACCCGGGTATGTCTTTAAACTGCCTAAATTTTTTATGTAAAGGTTAGGTTTAACTTATCATGGCAAGTATAACTAAACGCGGCAACAAGTGGCGCGCTCGTGCATCTTATGTTGATGCAGGCGGCAACCGTCAGCAACCTAGCAAAACGTTTGATACCAAACGGGAGGCTACAGAATGGGCTGCCAAACTAGAAACTCAAATTATCGACGGTGCTGATATCAACGCTGCAAAAATGAAGTTTTCAGAATACTACCGAACATGGGTAGCAACTTATAAAGAACCCACAGTCCGTGCATCTACATTGGTAAAATATCGCAGTTTTACCAACGAGTTAGATAAACTTGTTGGTGACGTTCAACTTGATAAATTAACAGCATTGTATCTCCAAAATAAAATCAACGAGTTTGGCGAAGCACACACCAAAGCTTACGTTAACAATATTGTATCCACTATCAAGGCTTCACTAAAAGATGCACAAATTGACGGCATCATAAAGAAAGATATTTATAGTCGTCTCAAAGCAAACGGTGGCGCCTCAAAAGATGATGATAACTATTTAAGTGCTAGCGATTTTGAAAAACTGCAATCTTGGCTATATGATCATACAGACCTGATGATTGAAGACAAGTTCTACTTTGCTGTTCTTATCGCCCTAGAGACCGGTGCACGAGTTGGCGAGATACTCGCACTAACGGTAGATGACTTCAATTTTTCAAACAACACCATGACTATCAACAAGGCGTACTCCAAAGCAACTGCGTCTAATACCGAAACTAAGACACGCTCCGGTAATCGAACAATTGACGTGACTGACAATCTATTGGCTTTGGTAAATGAACTAGAAGAAGGCGGTGTCCTATTTCCTAAGAAGTGGTTTAGAGACGTATTCTCAGAACGGATGAAGCAACTTGCCGAAGAAGTTGGCTTCCCAGCAATACGATTCCATGGACTGCGCCATTCTCATGTTTCGTACTTGCTTCACAATGGCGTTGATATTGCCTACATCTCAAAACGAGTTGGTCACTCAAATGTGAATGTGACGCTTAAAACCTATGCACACATGCTTAAAGAAAAAGAGGCTGAGCAATCTAGCCGCACTATAAATTTGCTACAAAAAAACCGCCGTCCATAAGCTCCGGTGACCAAAAGTGACCAAAACGCTTATAAACAGCGGTTTTATAACGCTAAAA